TTGCACCCAGCGACGAGATTCATTGGAACAACAACAGTTTTATTGCCACGTTCCCGTCGGGAGCAAGGGTGTCGTTCGGTTATCTGAATAATAGTGGCGACTATCTACGATATAAGGGTTCTGAATTTCAATTTATTGGGATGGATGAGGTGACCGAGATTAGGGAGTCGGACTATCGGTACCTTTTTTCCCGACTCCGTCGCCCTGCGTCTGGTCCACTTTCTGATGTGCCATTGCGCATGCGTGCCGCATCCAACCCCGCCCCGAACTGGGTTCGCCAACGATTTATCGTTGAAGGCAAGGAGTATGGCAGAATTTTTGTGCCGTCGCTTCTCTCGGACAACCCTGGAATTGATGCCGTCTCATATCGACAGGCGCTGTCCGCCCTTGACCCACTTGAGCGTAAGCGACTTGAAGAAGGCGATTGGTGGGCGACAACTCTCGGAACGATGTTTGATCGCACATCATTTGCCATCATTGACCCGAACGAAGTTCCGCAAGTTACGAGTTCGGCGCGCGTTGTGCGTTTCTGGGATCTTGCGGCTACCCAGCCATCGCAGTCAAATCCAGATCCAGACTGGACCGTGGGAACGCTGATGCTGTTTGATCAGGGTATTGCATATGTTCTTGATGTCAAACGGGCGCGAGTGAAGGGCGAAAAAGTTGAGCAACTCATTGCTCAAACCGCTTATGAGGATGGATTGGATGTTCCCGTTAGAATGGAGCAAGAGCCCGGCTCTTCGGGCAAGGCGCTCGTTGATCAGTACGCACGCTATGTTTTGCCTGGTTACAACTTCGGCGCAATGCGATCCACGGGCGACAAGACTACGAGGGCGCGCCCATTTGCCGCAGCGGCGGCCAATGGCAACGTGCGTCTAGTGCGGGGGGTTTGGCTTACCGAGTGGCTGGATGAAGTGGCGTCTTTCCCCGAGGCGGCAAGCCATGATGACCAAGTGGACTCTGCTACGGGTGCTTTTTCCCATTTGACGGGGCTGGGGTTGCCGCAACGCAAAAGGGTCGCTATAGTCGTGTAGCCAGGAGATATCCCATACTGAGAAAGGATTGTTTGTGGAAGAAATTGCCAAGATTCGCGAGCGCATTGCCGAAATGGAAGATCGCCTTCAGGCGTACCTTGACGGCAAGCCGACTGACAGAGACATTTGTGCCGTGCTCATTGAGTTCAATGAGATGAAGGCATTTCTCAAGGTCGTCTACGACTCGTTCGCCATCAAAGTCGGTTCCGTGCTGTCGGATGACTCGGTCGTACTCGAGAACGGCGAAGTCGAGCGCGCGTACAGCAAGCGACGCACGGGGTGGCAACACAGGGTGCTTGCGTCTGCTGTCGCAGACAAACTCTCACAGATGGCGGTAGACATGGATACGGGTGAAGTCAGGGTCTCCCCCAAGGACCTAGCGGCATCAATGCTGTCTTATGTTCAACCGTCATACTGGAAAACAACAGAACTCGCAAAGATTGGCATCAATGCCGACAACTACTGCGAGGCTGGAGATACCAAGGTAAGTATCATCGTGCGCAGAAAGGGAGCCACGGACAATGACTAACAACCTTTATCAGCAACTCTCCGAGTCATTTCCCCAAGAGATGGAGCGGACTATCAATAAGGGCGGCACTGAACTCACCTACATCCCAGTGAGCGAGGTCATCAACCGCCTCAACAAGGTGCTCGGCGTGGACAGGTGGTCATTTACTGTCCAGAAGTGCGAACGTGATGCGACAGATCCAGACTTTGTTGTCGCTCTCGTGCGGATTGAATATCAAGTGAACGATTACTTGGTGGTCGCGCGCGACGGCATTGGTGGGCAAAAGATTAAGCGCACCAAGTCTGGCCAGATTGTTGATCTCGGCGACGAGTTCAAGGGCGCTATCTCTGATGCGCTAAAAAAGGCGGCCCAAACGCTCGGGGTTGGTTTGTACCTTGCGCGAAGCGAAGATGCCAAGGAGATTGAGCAGGTTATGGAAACGGTCGCGCCGTCGCCCGAGGCGGTGCGCGTTTTCGGATCACTTGTAAGTGCCAGTAAGTCGCTGAGCGCCCCCAAGCGCGAGGCGCTGAATGCCTACTGGGAGAAAATCTCCAATGGTGCCTCCAAGCCGCGCGATGCGTCCGATGCCCCACTAGAATTGCTTGAGTCAATGTACGCAGAAGCCCTACGTCTTCAGTTTGATGCAGAAACAGTTACAACCGCCTGACGGGGGTTATCAGCCGCCGAAATATCTTTCTGCGTCCTCAATACAGACATGGAGACAATGCCCGCTGAAGTTCCGATACAGCAGGCTTGACGGCATCCCCGAGACACCGTCAGGGCACCTGATGCTCGGCAACTTTGTTCACGAGGTGCTGGCAAATGTGTATCGACGCCCGCCAGAAGAGCGAAACCTTACGAACACAAGAAATATCTCGTCGTTCACGTGGACTTCGGGTAATTGGGCCGAAACCGTTGCGTCAGTACTCTTGACCGAAGATGCTGTGCGCGAGTTTAGATGGGTCGCTTGGTGGTGCATAGAAAACTTGTGGATTATCGAGGATCCGACCAAAATCAAAGCCGACGGCGTGGAGCAAGAGTTTCTATCCGACATCAGCGGGGTTCGGGTTAGGGGTTTCATTGACCGCTACACCCTTGATGGCGACGGCGCGACCATATCGGACTACAAAACTGGAAAACTGCCCAAGTCGCAATACATGTCTGACAAGTGGTTCCAACTTGGTCTCTACGCGCAGATGGTTTCAATCAATCTTGGCGCACATGTGAAGAACATAGAACTGCTGTATCTCAAAGAAGCGGTTCGGGTTCGGCAGGAATTGACGCCCGAACTTCTCGCGTCAGTAGTAAGTACAGTTATCACCGTGCAAACAGAGATTGAGCAGGCGTGTGCGACCGGGGTCTTTGCCACCAAGAAATCTAAACTGTGCGACTGGTGTTCATACAAAAAAATCTGCCCAGCGTGGGGATTCTAAAACAGACAAGGAGAAGATAGGATTGGCTATGATGAACAAACTTACGACAATGAATGACGAAGACTTTGCTCGGCTTGTAGCGGAAGAAGTCAAGAACAAGCTCTCGCCGTTACAGAAGGCGCAACTTCACCTAGAGGAGAATTGGTCACGGTGGAAGTCCACGCTCATTGCCTTGATTGAGAACCTGAACGATCAGGTGGCGAGGATTGATGCAGACATGGATGCTGATGTGCGTCGCTACGAGTCATTCGGCGAAGATGGGTTGCGACTCCGATCACAGGCAGAGGCCGCCTATGTGTCTAGGCGCAAAAAGGTGGAACGGTTTCGATTCCACGTGGAGCGACGCCTTGACGATGTTGCGTCCATGATTGAGACTGGCCAAGTCAAGCAAAGTGACGGCTGGGATGATGTGGAGTTCTATCGTCGTGCCATTATCCGCCACCGGGCGATGATTCGCGACCTTGATTTGGAGGAAACCCCGATTGACAGGGCGCTCTGGGCATCGCTTGATAAGTCGTGGGATTTTGACAAAGTCGATGTTTCAAGACTCTAAGTCGGTGTTTCAAGATCCCGATGAAGGGTTTTCGTAACAGGGACAAGGCGCGTGCGCCCCTTAAAAAGCGCAGTAAAAAACAAGAGGAGAAGTACAATCTCCGTAGACCGTTTGTAGAAAAAATCCTGCGGGAGCGCCGATGGTGCGAAGCGTGCCCAAAGTATGCCGAACACGACGGCGCGGTCACCTATGTCAGAAGGCCATCATCCGACGTTCATGAGATAATTCGGCGCTCCCAAGGGGGTTCAATTATTGATGAATCAAATGTCTTGGCGGTGTGTCGTAGGTGCCACGAACGCATCGGTCGCAACCCCAAGATTGCTTTTGAGTTAGGCTTGGCTAAGCATGGCTGGGAGCAAGATAAAACCGACGATCCTGGGTCTTGACCTATCGCTGACATCAACTGGCATCTGTGTGGACGGCAGGTACTACGCAATAACTCCCAAAAACCTTGCCGGCATTGGGCGCCTTGATCATATTTCGAGTGCCATACTCGCGGAGATTGCGGCATCAAGTGTTGATGCCGTGATTGTAGAAGGATATTCTTTTGCATCTCGGGCAAGTCAAGCGCATTCCATTGGCGAACTTGGCGGAGTCGTGAAAACCGACCTGTGGCGCAACGGAATACCCGTTGTAGTTGTGCCGCCAACATCCAGGGCAAAGTTTGCTACCGGTAGGGGCAATGCGCCAAAAGAGGAAGTTATATCCGCAGTCTCCGCGCGCACGGGGATTGTTTGGTCGGGTGGCTCAGCAGACGATATGTGTGATGCTTGGATCCTTGAAGAGATGGCACTGTGTTGGCTTGGGATGTCGCGCTGGTCATGGCCAGATGCCAACCTTCTGGCTCTAGAGAAAGTAGATTGGTCGCCAACGAGTGGGTTGAAGGGACGACAATGAGCACTAGAACCACACCGATAAGCCAAGTTCAAATTGAAGAAGACTTGCTTCGACTTCTTGCCGATCTGGAAGAGCACACCGAGGCATTTGAGGCACTTGCCGAAGATTGCGCAAAGAAGGAAGCGCGACTCAAAGCAGAGTGGGCGAAAGAATACCTTTCGGCCAAGGGTTCCATCAAGGAGCGCGAAGCGTGGTCGGATTACAAACTCGCCGATCAGGAATTTGAGTATAAATGCGCAGATGCCCTAGTAAGGGCCAAGCGTGAAAAACTTCTTTCCCTGCGCACTTCCATTGATGCCTTGCGCACCCTGAATGCAAATGTAAGGGTTCAAGTATGACCGGCATTCACGAATCTCTGGCGATTCTCGCGACCCCCGTCAAATCGCTCGTGCCACTTCTGGGCAATCCGCGTCGCGGAGATGTTGATGCAATCATGGCTTCGTACGCTGAGTTCGGTCAACTTAAGCCAATTGTCGCGCGCAAATTAGATGACGGTACGGCTATCGTCGTCGCTGGAAATCATCAACTTGAAGCGGTCAAACGGCTTGGATGGGAGCAAATAGCCTGCGTGTTCATTGACGGCGACGAACGCCGATCGCGCGCTTTCGCCATCGCCGACAATCGCACCACCGATCTCGGCTCCACGGATGATGCGGCCCTTGCGGAGATGCTTCTTGGCGTTGGCGAGGAGTACAGCGAGTTGATGCTCAACTTGGGTTGGGATGAGTTTGAAATGGCCGCAATAGAGGAAATGTCTTCCGTGGAAGACAGCGATGTTGCGACGAGCAGCGCCTTCGTGCCGCCCGTCGTTGAGCAAGAAGGGAATAGAAGCGAAGGGAAAGTTGCCGACGAGAAACTTGCCGCAATTGGCAGCACCGCCATCACGGGTGCCAAAAAGCCAGGAGCGATTGTTCAGTACACGATTGTGTTTGATGGGGTTGAGCAACAAAGCAGGTGGTATGCATTTATCAAGTGGCTGAGAAATGACCCGAGTATTGATGGAAATACCACATCAGAAAGGCTTATCAACTTTCTCAACGCACACTGCGACTACTAAACATGGCGCGCCGTCGTCGGTTTCTTGATATCTCTTGCGTTGATGCCGCAAGGGCAAGGATCCGTCATGTGTATGACACCTTTGACACCGTTTGCGTTCAGTTTTCTGGAGGTAAAGATTCGACTGCCGTGATGCTGCTTGCCAAAGAGGTTCACGAAGAGCGTGGTCTTGGCCCCGTCAGGGTCATTTTTAGAGATGAAGAGATGGTGAGCCCGCTCGTTATTGATTATGTTGAGCGTGTTCGCAATTACCCTTGGGTCAATATGGAATGGTATTGCCTTCCGTACGGTGCTGAGGTTTGGGTTCTGGGCCGCAGGCAATCAACCGTTCTGTGGAGTGCCCAACGAGAACGAGAAGGTCGCTGGGTTAGGCCGATGCCAGCATTCGCTATCAATGCTAATCATTTTGGACTCAATCACGAGATGCCGCTCTCTGAAAGCGTTGATTACTACACGATGCAGGGCAAAAAGGGTCGGGTGGCATTCCTTACTGGCGTGAGAGCCAATGAATCAATGATTCGCTACCGCTCCTGCGTTCAGAAACTCCACGAGAATTACATAGTCACGCCCTATAAGATGAAAAGGGGAATACCTCTTAGATTTGCCAAAGTCATTTATGACTGGCAGACCGACGATGTCTTTAAATTTATCGTTGAAGAGCATGGCGCAGAATATTGTGGCTACTACGACATCGCGACAATGACTGGAAGCAATACCCGCGTTGGCATCCCTCTTCATGCTGTCGCAATCCGCAGGATTGGGGACGTGGTTGCGACCGAGCCAGAATTTTACGATCGACTTGTTGAAGTTTACCCGCGCATTGATTCTCAGCGTCGAATGTGGCAAGACTTTGATGTTGATAGCCTAATTGGGCGTTACAGCAAGAGCGGTTTTGACGGAGCCAGCAGATTTATTGACGACTACATCATCGGCGAATCAAGGCAACGGCGCGCGAGAGCCTATGTTTCCCACTTTCGGCAAAAACACGCCAAGGATCCACAGTCATACCCAACGCATTGGTTGATACGGAACCTACTGCTTAACGAATTCACAGTAGTTTCCGCGTCACCATCTGGGCCGGGTACGAAAGCCCATGCTGTCTCAATTAAGGAGAACAATTATGAAGGCTGAGTTTACGACGATGGTCGCGAACGACCTGAAGGGGTCGCCGTGGGCCGCAACATACATATTGCGCCCAGATTTGCTAACCCTATCCGCGTCGCTGTATTTGTTTGGAATCCTGTCACCGATAGTCGTTCGTCGCCAAACGATGGAAATTATTGACGGTCATCAAAGGCATGGGCTCGTAATGCAGAATCCCCATGTCCGCGAAGCCGTAGGGTCTGTTGTCCCAGTTGCTCTCATTGACTGCTCAGAAACGCAAGCGATGATGCTTCATCTTCAAATGAACAGGGGGCGCGGCGATCTCGTCACAAAGCGAGTATCGGGAATAGTGAGGCGCCTGCATCTAACAAAAGCATACTCGTCAAAGGATTTTGATGCAATGCTTTCAATGAAAATTGACGAATTGGAGTTGTTGCTTGAAGGAAGCTTGATTAAGCAACGAAATCTCGTTCAGCACACATATTCTCGGGCATGGGTTCCCATTGAAGTTGCGGGCGGTTTTGATGAAACCGCGACGACAGAGGGCCCGCCGAGCGACGATAGATAGTCCGTCAAATGCTAATATCTAGTGGTTATTTTGTTTCGGCAACGGAGGATTTGTGCCAAATCCCATCATAGGCGGCGAAGAGCAGATCAGCATCCCCCGTCGCATCGGCAGGATCATTGGTTTTGGGCAGAGGCAGATCAGGGAGGCGCGCGCCGCCCGACAGCGCGCACGCCTGAGACGAAGGGGTCTCCGATAGGGACTGGAGGTCCGCGATGAGCGTCGTCTCACTCGCTGAGTTGAAAACCTACATGGACATCAGCCTGACCAATAGGCAGCAAGATGCCGCCAATCTCGTGCTGGCTGGTTTGCAGTCAGAGATGGAGACATATCTCAAGAGACCTGTTGAGGTGAGGGAATTTACTGAGGAGTACAGGTTTGATTCGAATCATGTCGGCATTCCCACGAGTTCGCTTTTCAGCACAATGAATACAAGTTCGTTTGCGTCGTCATACCACGGGTATCGTGTTGACAACTCCACCTATCTCACACCGCCGATGACCGTGTATCTTTTGAATACACCAATCGTTGAAGTGACCTCAGTCAAGTACACGCCTATTGGTGGATCAAGAACCACCCTGTCCGAAGGCACTCACTATATCGTGCGCAAGTACGGAATTGATATTTATTACGGCTATGCGGACGACCTTGTTGAAGTTACATATGATGCTGGACTTGATGGCCCAAACATCCCAGTCATCAAACTCCTGATACTTAGGGCGGCCACGCGCGAAATGCAAAATATGCACGACGATGTCGTTGGTGTAAAAGATCTTGAGACGCGCAATGTCGCGCCAATGCAGACGGGTTTTCTTGACACCGAACTTCAGATGCTCCGAGCATTTAAGCGATTCAGAATTTCCTGATGGGCACCTACACTTACATCAGCATCGAGGTTGATGCCAAAAGGGCGATTGCTCGATTGGTGGCGATGAAGCAGAGAATTCACGCATTTGAGCCACTGTTCTTGTATGCCAAGCAAATACTCCGGCTGGCCAACGCCGCCAATTTCTCCGCCAACGGCCTTCCCTCTGGCTCGGCATGGGCACCGCTGTCGCCCGAGTACCGCGCATGGAAGGCATTACATTTTCCGGGTGCACCAAAAATGGTTAGAAGCGGTGCGCTGTTTAACAGTCTCGTCAACCTTGCGGGTCCAGAAAACACAATCAGACCCACAAGCGCTGAATTTGGCACTAATGTTGAATATGCCAAATTTCATCAGTACGGAACCACCCGAATGCCGCGACGCAAACTCGTTTTTGATCCAATTGGATTTTCAAAAGACCTTGCGCAGCGCTCAGCAACATATGTCGCCCACGGCGTAACGCGGGCTGGTTTGAGGAAGTAAAAAATGCCGAGTCAAGTTGATCACACTAGGCTGATGCATGGTCCGCAATTTGCCAAGAAGTATGTGAACGACTATCTCAAGCAAGATATTCCAGTTCGCCTTGTTAAATACAGAAATGGCTGGCAGGTAAACGAAACACAACTGCCCAACCCAGCGGACTACTTCACATACGAACCCATTGCACTTGACTCGTGGCCAACAATTATTACTGTTGCAATATCAACTAATTCTTTTACAAGGATTGGCTTTGATAAAAGTGAACCCCTGTATCGGGTCGCATACACGATGAGAACATATGTGTGGACAAAAGCCGACGGTTCGGAACACGCTACCGACATGCGGGATCGTCTCACCGTTGTGGTTAGATCTGCCCTGCTTGACCGACCCTGCCTTGACGCAACCGACCCGCGGGGAACGTTTAAGGCATCTATTGAAGAAACCACCATGCGAGAAGAGTTCTCTGACCTGACCCTCCTAAAGGGCGACAGGGTCTTGGCTGGCTCTTATGTGGCATACGAAATGCAGATTGACGAGATTGTGGCAAGGGCATCCTTCGGCCAAGTGAGCGAGATTGAGGTGGATTTTGAAAGCGTTGGTCCAGCCGTAGAGGAACTGCCAGAGTGACCATTCATCAAGGTCAAATTCAAGTCGTAGTTCATCTACAAACCTTAGAAATTGGGTACAATTAGCGTTCGTACAGGGCGTCGCGGCGCCCCAGACGAACGAGTGAGGTCACATGCCAGGCGTAGTCATCTCTACAGCGGTCCGCACGGGCCCAGTCACCCCGACCACCAACGAGTCCTCCCAGGCATTCTTTATCGGCTTGGCATCTCGCGGTCCCGTTGATGCCGCCATCAAGGTGACTGGTCTTGAAGAGTTTGAGCAG